TTCTCGGAGCCATCTCGTCGCATTGCATTAAGTCAGACTATTTCAACCACCACGCTCTAACTATTCGCCCACGTTCCCTGCTTTGGTTCGCTCGTGTTACAGGGTATCTCAGACACAACCACCGACGTACCGCATTGTGTAGTCCAAAAACAAAAACCCCATAATTCACTCTGCGGTCTTGGCTCTTGGCGAGAGCAACAACAAGACGATTGAACTGGTCAAAAGACTCGTCATGCTGTACGACAAGACCGCACAGAAAACTATGGGGTTCTTTACCAGTTCTTTCGCCTAGATGCCACTCTAGACGATCTGGATTATACATTAATTTATAACGTCAAACCATTCAGGTCGCAAAACTCTTAACTGAAATATTCTTAATTTAGGTATTTGTTGCCAATTGTTAACGGCCTGGCGTTTTATTCCAAGCAATTTAGCTAGTTTGGATGGTGATCCTGCTTTTTCTATAAAGTATTGTTTGTCCATGTTGTTTATTGTACACATTTATTTACATAATTAATTATTTTAATTATTTTTGATGTTTATTCGCACTATGCCGTAAATTTGTGTTTACAATAACAATCATCAGCACAAGACTGATACCAAGTAAGTTTAGATAAATTAAGGAAAATTATGAATGATAGAAATTATTTTGACCCCAGCATACAAGACGAAATTGATGCACTACAAGCTGCAGTCAACTTTCAAACTCTTAGGTACAACCTCCTACGTCACAACCCAGACTGTCGTGACCCTGATCACCCAAGATGTGAACTTTGTGAGGAGTCAGATTATGAATGACACAACTCGCAAGTTTCCTCGCACTTTAGCAGAGGCATTCCCAGATTCCCCACAACCTAATTTTGAGACCACTATGGACAAAGAAGACAAGATTGTTATTACAGCTGCAGCAATCATTACGGTTGTTATTATTATTCTTGGTTACTTGGGGGTTCTATGAACGTCAATGATCTACTAAAGTTAAATGTCAATGACCACACAGAGCGTAAAGGTCAGCTTACATATCTTTCATGGGCTTGGGCATGGGCGAAGGCACTAGAGGCCGATCCTGCTGCAACCTGGGATATACAAATGTTCAACGGCAAGTGTTTTATGGAAATTAATAGCACAGCTATGGTATTTGTTACCACACAGTTATTTGGCAAACAAATGACTTGCCAACTCCCAGTTATGGATCACCGCAATAAAGCTATTCTTAATCCAGATGCGTTTCAGATCAATACTGCCATCATGCGCTGCATGACTAAATCATTGGCCTTGCATGGTATTGGTTTATACATTTACGCTGGTGAAGATGTACCTCAAGGCGAGGAGCCAGAATCTACAGTTAACGAATCTGAATTATTGGATTACATGGCGCTGTTTGAGGAGTGCGTGACCATTGAGGCATTACAAAAAGCATTTGTGCAAGCTATTGCTGCAACAGATGGGGATAAAGAGTGGCAAAAGAAACTTATTGTTAAAAAAGACGAAATCAAAAAGAAACTTGGGAGTAAAAAATGAAAGAAAACATTTTTAGACTTGATTTAAGAGACTATTTTGCAAGCCAGGCCCTTATCGGTATCATCTTTGGTCGAAAGACAGTTAACAAAGATGTTATCGAGTTATCTTACAAAGTTGCAGATGCAATGCTTGTAGAGCGTGAGTTTAAAAAGATTGAGCCAAGGGGCATAAATGGAGGTGTTGATGAGTGATATTGAGCAAGGCACAGACGAATGGTTTGCTATTCGCTGCGGAAAAGTAACGGCATCCAGAGTTGCGGACGTAATTGCTACGACAAAGTCAGGTTACTCTGCCAGTCGTGCCAATTATGAGGCGCAACTTATTTGTGAGATTTTGACTGGCAAGCCTGCGGAATCTTACTCAAATGCTGCAATGGCATGGGGCACAGAGACAGAACCACTAGCCAGGGCGCAGTACGAGCTGAAGACTGGCGAAATGGTTAACCAGGTTGGGTTTGTTGTGCATCCAATGATTGAACAAGCTGGTGCAAGCCCAGACGGTTTGGTTGGAAGTGAAGGTCTCATAGAAATCAAATGCCCAAACACCAGTACGCATTTGGATACATTATTGGCGCAAAAAGTATCAAGCAAATACATCACTCAGATGACCTGGCAAATGGTTTGTACTGGTCGTAAGTGGTGCGATTTTGTGAGCTATGATCCAAGATTGCCAGAAAATCTGCAGCTCTTTGTCCAGCGCATTGAGTTGGACGAGGATTACGCAAAAAAACTGCAGAATGAAGTAGTTATGTTTTTAGTAGAAGTAAATGAAAAAATAGAAAAATTAAGGAAAATTAATGTCTAAAGTTACATCAGAAATTACGGCAATAGTGGGTAAATACAAAGACCAAAATGGTCAAGAAAAGAACCGTTATCAGAGAATTGGGTCTATTATTGAGACAAAGAATGGTCCTATGCTTAAGATTGACACCATTCCTGTGTGTGAGCCTGCTTGGTCTGGCTGGGCATACTTGAATGAGCCAAGAGAGAAAAAGCCTGTAGATGACATAGGTTTCTAAGTTTAGGGCGGTAATGAGGGTTAGCGCCTCATGTCAAATAACTACTTCGTCAGTTGTTGGAAAATGGAAAACGCTGCTTTATGCGAACCGCCCATTTTTTTAAATTAAGATAAATAAAGGTAAATTATGAAAACATTTAATATATTTGCAGAGTTGAGTGAAATGGTTAGTCGTGGATTTGCTAGGGCAACAGACCCTGACACATCCAAAGAAGCTGCCCTAAGCATTGACGTGACCAACATGGAAAAAGTCGTCCTAGATGCGATTAAAGCGTTTCCTGATGGGTGTATTTTGGAGGAACTAGAAAAGCATTTGCCTGATGTAAGGCCAAGCTCAATATCTCCCAGGATTAGACCGCTTATGCGCAAAGGCTTGGTGATCGACACATTCAAAAAACGCCCAGGATCTAGTGGCAGAAATCAACGTATATTAAAGGCGGTCGTATGAAATATTTAATTCCAATACTTTTATTAGCTGGTTGTGCAACTCAGGCACCAAGATTAGATGCGCCAGTACAACCTACTTACACAAACCCTCCAATTGTGCCTATACGAGTAGACCCACAAGCGCAGCAAATGAGCCGTAATGAGGTTATACAGGCTTCAATGGAGTGCGAAGCTGGAGGTATGCGCCCAGTTCCAGTCATGAGCAAGCGCATGATTTCAGGCATGATGTCAGACATTATTATTGATGTTCAATGTATGCCAAAACGTCAAGCAATGTTTTGAAGGGGACAAGAATGATTAAAGATACAGCGGTTCAAATACTTTTAGATCACTTTAGTGAGGGTATGGTACGCACTATTGTTGATGCTATTGCTGAAGACGAACGTGAGGAATGTGCAAAATTGTGTGATTATGTTTACAACAACATAGTTACTGATGAGCATATAAAAAATATGGCGTTCAAAATTAGAGCAAGGGGACAAGAATGAAGATTAGGGTATGGCGCAGACAGATGACCAGAAGGGACACAGGTTTTGTAAAGTCAGTAAATAAATTGATGGATTTAATGGCATATCACTCAAATAAACTTTCAAAGCAATTACAAGACATTTATACAAACTCTTTACAAGCAAGGGGACAAGAATGACTAAAGAATGCGATGAATGTGGAAAAGGTGATGGTTATGCATTGTATTGCGTTGCGTGTGCTGAAAAGTTTTTTGATAATAAAGAATGGGTAGGGTTGACGGATGAGCAAATTGTTGATTTGGTAATAAAAAACGCAGGTTTTCCAACTAAATTAGCAAAAGCAATAGAGAATAAATTAAAGGAAAAGAATGGATACTAAGCAAGATTTTAAGGGCTTAGACGGGGCTATTGCTTGGCATTTAATTGAGCGTCAGGCAGAAAACTGGAATCAAGTTGGCGAGATGATGAATGAATGGTTAAAAGCTAATACACCGACCAAAGAATGGGTAAGTCTGACAGATGAGGAAATAGAAAAAGAATGGTTCAAAACTTTTAGTCCTGAACCTGGTATTGGAAAAAATGTAACAAATGGTATATATGAATTTGCTAACGCAATATTAAGGAAGGCACAAAGTAAATGAAACATAAAAACTATGACGTAATAATTGCTTGGGCAAATGGTGAAAAGATTGAGTATTACAGTCCAAAAAATGGCTGGGTAGAAGTTTATGGCGCTTGCCCAAACTTTAACGGATCTGTGCAATTTAGAATTAAGACAGAACCGCAAGACTTTGCCATATCAGCCAATGTCATTTTTAATCAAAAAACTTCTGGGGAATACTTAGAGTTTTCTAAATACGGCACACAAAATGTTGAATTTATCTTTGATGGTGTAACGCAAAAGTTGAAAGAAGTTAAATGCTTAATATCCTGACGATTGTGTCAATACTACTATTGGGTGCATTTACATTCTTTATAACTCTTTTGTTGTACTTATACTTTGAAATATTTGTAATTAAAGATAATGAAACTTTCACAAAACCCCATTAAGATTTACTAGCAATTTTGCAAATGAACATGGGGAATGTAAATGGATCACAATCTTGTTATTGAAGGCGAAGATTTCAAATTAGAAGTTGAGTCAGCAGACTTTGAGTTTATTGCTGCCATCCAAGCGTTTGTAGCTGAAATGGTTGCTGAGTCAGAAGCAGAATACGAAATTGTTTGGGATGACGAGGAAGAAGAAGAAGAAGACGAGGAGTAAAGATTAACCTGGTAATTTAATATTTAGAATATCCCATTGATAAAGGAAAGGTCGGGGTGAAAATCCCCGCTAGGTTATCTAATATTGCTTTACATTAATAACTTCGCCTCTGAACTGGATGGTGTCCTGTGTATGCACCATTACAAGTTCAGGCATCAATAAAACGCCATTAACAAATGTCAGTATTGCAAAGCCAGAGCGCCAGTTAACAGGATTTTGCTCTAAATAATTCTCAAACTGTGGTCCGTAAATGTCCGCTAAAGTGCCTGTATCTACACCATATCGAACGCCATTGTAGTCAACGTAAGGTGTTACTTTAAGGCTATGTAAATGCCCTGTAACCATTGTTACACCCGATTGAGCTGTATTGTTATGCGTTGCATGTACTCCGCCTTTATTGCGGTGCTTAACAATAACTTGTTCATTGAGCCAAACAGACCAGCATTTTTTCCATTTTTGAAAATGGTCAGACAATTTAAACCCTGTGGTGTGCTCAAACTGGGGCGCATTGGCAGCTAAATACGTCTCAAATCGTGCATCATGATTGCCCAAAGGCCAGAGCAGGCGCACATTGTGTCTGGCTGCCTTGGCTACTTCTTCAATCTCTGACATGCAAGCCTGGCAAGCCTTAAGTTCCTCAATTACGCTAGGGGATTTATCCCAGCCAATCCTGGCGTGCCTAGAAATGGAAGCGCCATCAAATATGTCACCGTTGGCTATCACAGCTGTGGGAGCATATGTACCAATGGCATAGAGCAGGCCTTTAAAAGCTGTGCTGCGTATGCCAGGCCAAAAGTGTGCATCGGAAAACACTATAACCGTGCCATTCTTAATGCCTAAATCAATTTTGCGTTCTATTGCATGTGCATCAAAATGTTTCTTTGCTACAAATACAAAACCTGCGTTTTCCATTCTTACACGTCTACGTCTAAGTGATCTTATATCTAAAGATAAATACTCAGAAACCTTTTCGTGGCTTCCGAGTCTTATATAAGCATCTAAAATTTCCTGGTCAGATACCTTCGTTGTGCCTACCATAGATTACCTTTTCGAGTACGTTAATAACTGCGTGTTCAGCTGCATCCAGGTCTTCGTCAGATCCCCTGTTTTGCGCTGTGCGGATAAGGTCGTGTAAAAGGACGTGTAAGCATTCGTGCAGAGCTGTGAGGGATAAGCTCTC